CAGTAATGTCTATTTGTTCTTGTCATAGTTATATAAATTATGACAAGATTTTTATTCTAAAAAATGGATGTCCTATAGTTAATTAAGTTGTGATCGGATTTGTTGTTCCTATAATTCTTAATTTTAATGAAGAGGCACCGCAATATTCAATATGTTGTTGAATAATTGCTCCTGCTGGAGATACATATAATGCTAAATCTGAAAATATTACTAGATAGTAGTTACCATCTGTAAATTGTTGAGCTCCACCAGCTTGAACTCTTTTACAATTGTGTCTTCGTTCTCTCTTAAAGTATTTAGTAAGAGTGAAATTTTTTCTAGCTACATTCATTGTTAGTGCTACATCGGTTCCACCTCCGCCCCCAGGTATAAGGTTAGTCGCACCTGAGAATATCGTTCCACGAATTGTTCCTGTTTTGCGAGCAATTATTGTATATTCTCTAACAGAGGCTGAACTTGTTGCTTTGTTTGAGATTCCTTTCTTTGCTAGTCCGTCATAAAGGAGGTTACCACCACCCTTTTTATAAAGCATGAAAACATCAGGCCTTAAGAAGTCTACGGCATCATCTGTTTGGTCATTAAGATTTGGAATATATAATATCATTGCTTCATATCTTATAGCATTAATATTAGGGTTACGAATTGAAATTCGTGCTTGTATCGCCTTGACACCAACTGTTATATTTTTCTGGCTGTCAGCGTCTACTATACCTGTGTCTTGTAATAAATTACTTATATCACTCATTACTTGTGATTCTACAGCCCCATTATTGATTGGCCTATACCGAAAATTAGGGACAATTTCTACTACACTGTCCCAGTTAAATCCATCAGCTGCGTGAAATACATTATTGTAGTAGTAAGTTATGTTTTTATTATCTAATTTTTTTGCTACCTTGTACGCTATTTTTGCTACTGTTCCGACTGCAAGTTTTTGCTGTCTCCATTTTTTCTTTATTCTACTTTTCCTTCGTTTGTATTTTGAATATACCATCGTTTTTATATTATATCTTTAGATAATAATTTTGTGAAAAGTTCCAGAAGTCAGGGGTAATACTATAAATATACCTTTGGAACAAAATGTATATTTGCCCTGACGATTCCGAAGAGTTTTGGGAGGAACACCAACCCAGCGAAATACACGCTACGCTATCAGTTTATAGCTTTACTCGTTCGTCGCCAATATCGCTTCGCTCCCACCTAACGGTGGCGACGAACTCCCAAGCGAAAACTGATTTTTACCTTCATATTGTAATCAAATAATTTATTGGTATATCCCTTGATTTTTATTATTCCTGTTCTTTATATCGCAATCATGGGATATATTAAATCGTAATTAATCGTCTGATAAGTAATTATCGTTTTTTTCGTCATTTGTATCTAAAGACCCAAATTTTTCTATTGTATTTATTCTCCTCAATAATTGGTTGATATCCTCTCGCGTGTCGTATAAATCCTTTGGATGATATGAACTTGTAATTATAATATGAGGACTGTTGATATGTGTCGTACCCCCCTTAATTTCAACTATATGTGGGTATCTATCAAGTAGTTTTAAAAGTATATGAAATTTTGCGTAATCTTTTCGCATGTCATCTATAAGTATACATTTTTGTTGATAATATCCATTCCACCAGCGATACGAGAAAGACGGATAGATTTCCTCGGTCTTAAACTCATCATATACTGATCTAGTTTTTCCACTTCCTGTTATCCCATAATACCATCTAATTTTTGGTGGATTATTTGGGTTTCTTGGGGCGTATGAATATTCGTATAGTTTTTCAGCAATTCTTATAGACTGATAATTTTTACAATCTTCTAGAATTATTTTATCAAGTTGCTTACCTTCTTTTATTTTTTCTTTAATGATTAATATATCACTCCTTCTTCCCTGTTGGGTCTGAAAAGTCCCTATCTCTATTAATGTATTCGGTATGGCACTATCAAGTTTTAAACAATAATTTCTCGCTTGTTCTCGTGAACCCTTTCGCCTTTCCAGGTGAATTGACGGCATAATTTTACTTATTTTCTTTATACCTACTTTTTCGCTATACTCAATATATCCTTGAATATGGGTTCGTTGTGTGTCAGGTGAAATTTCTAATTGGGCGATGAGATATCTAAAATGTTTCATTTCACTAATTGCTTTCATATACTTTTGTATTTGTTCTGGAAATTTCCAATAAGTAAAGCAGTAATGTCTATTTGTTCTTGTCATAGTTATATAAATTATGACAAGATTTTTATTCTAAAAAATGGATGTCCTATAGTTAATTAAGTTGT